CCTTTTGAATTTGTAATAGCAATTGTTTCAGAAGAACCAATATTAGTAGTTAAACTAATAGCACTTGCAGTATCATCCTTAGAAACAAGTGTAACTTGACCACCAGCCACATTTACATCTTTAGTTGTAGCAGCATCAATATCAACACCACCAGCTGCTGCTGTAATAGCAATAGCAGCTTCATCTGTTCCATTTGTATTTACAATACGTAAATCTTCGTTAGTAGCTGTAGCTGATGCAGCAACCTTAAAGTATGCATCTTGAGCAGTATTTCCCATTGTAAAATCCTTTTCATCAGCAACTTTCATAGTAATACCACCAACGGTAGATGTTAATGCAATTGCATCATCACCAGTACCTTTACTGTTTGTAATAGTAATATTATCACTTGCTGCAGTATTAGCAGTTAACGCGATATCACCAGCAGTAGCCATTGTTAATGTAGAATTCTTACCAGTAATAGCAACACCTCCAAGAGTAGATGTTAATGCAATTGCATCATCACCAGTACCCTTTTTATTATTAATAGTAATTGTTTCAGTTTCACCAATATCAGTAGTTAATTCAATAGCACTTGCAGTATTATCCTTAGAAACAAGTGCAACTTGTCCACCAGCAATATTTACATCTTTTGTTGCAGCAGCATCAATATCAACACCACCGGCAACAGATGTCAATGCAATAGCACTATCACTGGTACCAGCTGTATTCAATACATTAATTGTTTGGTCAACTCCTGCTGTTGCATGTAATTTAATTGCATCAGCACTATTAGCAACAGCTGACATAAGTACATTACCGGTTACTGCTAAGTTACTATTTAATGACGCATCTCCCATTATTACAGTTGTTTCAGTTGATGTTCCCATAATAATTTGATTAGAACCAGTAATAGCTGCACCATAACCAATTGCAGTAGAATTACTTACATTATTTGCAGTTGATGTTGTAGCACCTAAAAATGTATTCGCATTTCCTACAATTAATCCACTTCCAGAATTTATACCAAGAGATGTATTATTATTGGTAGCTGCAGCAATTTCTAAAGCATTATAACCAATTGCAGTATTGTTTGAACCATTTACATTAGCAGGTAATGTACCTGTACCAATTGCAACATTTTTCTCTCCAGTAGTATTTGCAGTCATTACATCTTTACCCATTGCTACATTGCTTCCTCCAGATGTGTTAGCAGGTAATGAATTAGAACCAACTGAAGTGTTAAATTGTCCAGACGTGTTAGCAGTTAATGCATATGCACCAATAGCTGTATTTTGTTGTCCACTTGTTGTTGTAAGCAATGCATTAGAACCAACACCTGTATTTCTTGCACCTGATAAATTCGCATTTAATACTTTATAACCAAAAGCACTATTATGAGCTCCTTGATTTAATGCTTCAAATGTTTCAGTACCAAAGTAAGTACCTGTGGTTCTTGTACTACCACCTTTAACTGTATTTACTATTATTTCGTCACTTACAAACACGCGACTATCAAATGTAGAATCACCAATAGTAGAGGTAGATAGATATAATAATTCACCAACAGTTAATGTACCTTCAACTTCCACATTACCATTAAATGATGCATCTCCAGTTAAATCTAATCTTGAACCCATTGTTACATTTCCACCCATGGTAGTAGCTCCTGTACCAACCGTAAATGTTTTACCATCAGCAACACTTACATTATCATTCAATGTTGTTGCTCCGGTAACAGTTAATGCACCTCCAAGTGTTGTTGCTCCACCTGTTATTAAATTTTCTTTAATATATGCATCAGCATTTAATGAAACATCACCCGTTACATAAAATCGTTTATTTACGGTTGCATCATCTAACACATTAAGTCTTCCATTTAATGATAAATCTTCGGCAACTATTAATGAATAATTAGTTGTTGTTGTATTAATAACATAGTTATTATTAACTAATTCAGCACTGAGTGTACCATTGACAGTTAAATTATTTGCGACGAATAAATCACCACTCATTGAAACATCATCAGTTACAAATAAATTACCACCAACACTTGCATTACCACTTGAAGTTACTGTGGATAATGTAGTTGCACCAGTAACTCCTAATGTTCCACCAAGAGCAGTTGCACCATTTCCAACAGTTAATGTTTTACCAGCAGCAACACTTACATTATCATTCAACGCGGTTGTTCCAGTAACAGCCAATGTTCCACCAAGAGCGGTTGCACCATTTCCTACTGTTAATGTTTTACCATCAGCAACACTTACATCATTATTTAATATGGTTGTTCCAGTAACAGCTAATGTTCCACCAACTGTTGCATTACTACTTGTAGATACAGTTGATAATGTAGTAGCACCTGTAACTGTTAATGCTCCACCAATATTTACAGCTTTTTGAATAGCCATACCACCAGCAGTTTTTATAGAACCAACAGTTGTTGATGTAGAGTCGGTCGTTGATGTAATGTCTACAGTATTAAGTGTTGTTAATCCTGCTACATCCATAGTTCCACCAATATTTACATCTTGTTCAACACCAAGTCCTCCTGCTGTTTTTATAGCTCCTGTTAAAATGTTTGTAGAATTTGTGTCATTTGTTACAGATATTATTCCAGAAGCTGTTACACCTGCTAATGTAGTTGCTCCAGTAACACCTAATGTACTTCCTACAGATGCAGTTCCACTTGTTGTTACAGTTGTTAATGATGTGTTACCTGTTGCATTTAATGTACCATATATATGAGCATCTTTTGAAACACCTAACCCACCTGCAGTAATTATTGCACCAGATGTTGCATTTGCAGCATTAGTAGCATTAGTAATATTTAATATTCCAGTTCCAACAACTCCTGCAACATTTGTAGTTCCTTCTACATTAAGATTTTCTCCAATGTATGCACCTAATGCTACACCAAGTCCTCCTGAAGTTTTTAATGAACCAGTTATTTTACTTGAACTTGCTGTAGTATTAGTAATAGCAGTTTGACCAGAAAATGTTTTTGCACCGGCAATTGTTTGATCACCTGTAGTCATAACTGCACCTGCTGCTAATACATTAGTAGCATCTGTTACATCAGCACTTGCTTCAATTGCATTTAATTTGGTTCTTTCATCAGCTGTAATAATAGCACCACTACCTACACTTGTTACATCACTTAACGCGGTAACAGACGATGTTGTATAAATACCGTTGGTGACTGTTCCTGCATTTCCAGTTACACTACCTACAATATTTGATGAAAATGTTTTAATTCCATCTATTGTTTCATTACCTGTATTCATTACTCCACCAGCATTGGCTACATTGACTGCATCTGTCACATCAGCCAATGCTTCAATTGCATTTAATTTACTTCTCTCAGCAGCAGTGATAATAGCACCACTACCTACACTTGTTACATCATTTAAATCAGTAACAGAAGATGTTGTGTATACACCGTTTGTGACTGTTCCTGCGTTTCCAGTTACACTTCCTACAATTGTTGAAGAAAATGTTTTTGAACCTGCAACAGTTTGGTCACCTGTAGTCATAACTGCACCAGCAGCAGCTACATTAGTAGAATCTGTTACATCAGCTAATGCTTCAATTGCTGCTAATTTACTTCTTTCAGCTGCAGTAATAATAGCACCACTACCAACACTTGTTACATCACTTAACTCGGCAACGGAAGATGTTGTATAAATACCATTTGTGACTGTTCCTGCATTTCCTGTTACACTTCCTACAATTGTTGTTGAAAATGTTTTTGCACCTGCTATTGTTTCATCGCCTGTTTTCATGACTGCACCTGCAGCAGCAACGTTGGTTGCATCTGTTACATCAGCACTTGCTTCTATAGCAGCTAATTTTGTTCTTTCAGCTGCAGTAATAATAGCACCACTACCAACACTTGTTACATCACTTAAATCAGCAACAGAAGATGTTGTATAAATACCATTTGTAACTGTTCCTGCATTTCCTGTTACACTCCCTACCATTGTTGATGTAAATGTTTTTATTCCGTCTATTGTTTCATTACCAGTATTCATTACTCCACCAGCGGCAGCTATATTAGCAGCATCTGTGACATCAGCCAATGCTTCAATTGCATTTAATTTACTTCTTTCAGCTGCAGTAATAATAGCACCACTGCCCACACTTGTTACGTCATTTAAATCAGTTACAGAGGATGTGGTGTATACACCGTTTGTGACAGTTCCTGCGTTTCCAGTTACACTTCCTACAATTGGTGCGGAAAATGTTTTTGCACCTGTAATTGTTTGGTCACCACTTTGCATAACTGCCCCTGCTGCTAATACATTTGTAGCATCTGTTACATCTGCACTTTCTTCTATTGCTGCTAATTTTGTTCTTTCAGCTGCAGTAATAATAGCACCACTACCAACACTTGTTACATCACTTAAATCGGTAACAGAAGATGTTGTATAAATACCATTAGTGACTGTTCCTGCATTTCCTGTTACACTTCCAGTAATAGTTGATGAAAATGTTTTTGCACCAGCAACTGTTTGATCACCTGTAGTCATAACTGCACCAGCGGCAGCTACATTTGTGGCATCTGTTACATCAGCAGCGACCTCAATGTTATTTAATTTATTTCTTTCGGCTGTTGTAATAATAGCACCACTACCAACACTTGTTACATCACTTAAATCGGCAACAGAAGATGTTGTATAAATACCATTAGTGACTGTTCCTGCATTTCCGGTTACATTACCTTCTATGTTTGCTTTTATTGTACCAACTGCACCTGAAAATACACTTCCATTATCTGTTGCATCAGGGATATAAGTAAACTTTTGGTCACTATCATCCATACCAAAGAAACCAACCTTTTCTACGTCAGTTTTATATTTAAATTTAATACCTCTATCCAAATTATCATCAGCAGTTGATTGACCTATTTCAAATACTGGGTCATTTATTGTTACTACAGTAGAATCAATAGTAGTTGTTGAACCATTAATTGTTAAATTACCAGAAATTGTTGCATCACCACCGACGGTTAAGCCAGTTAATGTACCTACTGATGTAATTGCTGGTTGAGCAGAAGTGGTAACTGTACCCGCGGTTGTAGCTGTTCCTGCATTTCCACTAACACTTCCCACAATTGTTGAGGAAAATGTCTTTGCTCCTGCAATTGTTTCATCTCCCGTCTTCATAACTGCACCAGCTGCTGCTACATTTGTTGCATCAGTAACGTCCGCTGCTGTTTCTATTCCACTTAATTTTGTTCTTTCAGCTGCAGTAATAATAGCACCACTACCTACACTGGTTACATCACTTAAATCAGTAACAGAAGATGTTGTGTAAACACCATTTGTGACAGTTCCTGCATTTCCGGTTACACTTCCTACCAGTGTTGATGTAAATGTTTTTATTCCATCTATCGTTTCATTACCTGTATTCATAACTGCACCAGCTGCAGCTACATTGGCTGCATCAGTTACATCAGCGTCATCTTCTATATCATTTAATTTACTTCTTTCAGCAGCAGTAATAATAGCACCACTACCAACACTTGTTACATCATTTAATGCTGTAACCGATGAAGTTGTATAAATACCATTTGTTACTGTTCCTGCATTTCCTGTTACACTTCCTACAATTGTTGAAGAAAATGTTTTTGCACCTGCAATTGTTTGTCCGCCTGTAGTCATAACTGCACCTGCTGCTAATACATTAGTAGCATCTGTTACATCTGCACTATCTTCTATAGCAGCTAATTTTGTTCTTTCTGCTACAGTAATAATAGCACCACTACCTACACTTGATACGTCATTTAAGGCAGTAACAGAAGATGTAGTATAAATACCATTAGTGACAGTTCCTGCATTTCCAGTTACACTTCCTACAATTGTTGAGGAAAATGTTTTTGCACCTGCTATTGTTTCATCGCCAGTATTCATGACTGCACCTGCAGCAGCAACATTAGTTGCATCTGTTACATCTGCACTTGCTTCTATTGCATTTAATTTACTTCTTTCAGCTGCAGTAATAATAGCACCACTACCTACACTTGATACGTCATTTAAGGCAGTAACAGAAGATGTAGTATAAATACCATTAGTGACTGTTCCTGCATTTCCAGTTACACTACCAACAATTGTTGATGAAAATGTTTTTGCACCTGCAATAGTCGCGTCACCTGTATTCATTACTGCACCAGCAGCAGCAACATTTGTTGCATCTGTTACATCTGCTAATTCTTCAATAGCATTTAATTTGGTTCTTTCAGCATCCGTAATAATAGCACCACTACCTACACTTGTCACATCTGCTAAATTTGTAACGGACGATGTTGTATAGATACCATTTGTTACAGTTTCTGCATTTCCACCAATATTTAGATTAGTAACAGGAGTAGTTGATGCTACTACAAATGGTGCAGTACCAGTTACTACAGTTGATGTAATAACATTTGCACTTGTGTTTCCAGTTACAGATACATCTCCACCAATATTTACATCTTGAACAACACCCAAACCACCAGATGTTGTAATTGAACCAGTTAATGTATTAATTGATGGAGTATTGTTAGATACATTTACAGTACCTGTAGTAGCAACATTTGTTAATGTAGTGTTACCAGTAACACCAAGTGTACCAGACGCTGTAATATTTGATGCTGATGTATTTCCTCCAACAGTTAAAGTACCCGAATTTGTGGTATTTGCAAGTGTTGTTGCTCCAGTAACATCAAGTGTTGTTCCAATTGTAGCAGAACCGGATGTTGAAACATTGGTTAATGTTGTATTTCCAGATGCATTTAATTTACCATAAATATGTGCATCTTGAGCAACACCTAATCCACCAGAAGTAACAATTGCACCAGATGAACTATTTATTGCATTTGTATTATTTGTAATATTTAAAACACCACTTGCATTTATTCCTACAACATTAGTAGAACCTTCAACATGTAAATCACCACCAACGTGTGTATCTAATGCTACACCAAGTCCTCCAGCTGTTTTTAATGAACCAGTTGTTTTACTTGAACTGGCTGAAGTATCAGTAATAGAGGTTTGGCCTGATATGGTTGTTCCAGCCAATGTAGTTGTTCCAGCTACATCTAATGTACCTGTACTATTAATATTTGCGGTGTTGATATTTGCAACAGTTGTATCTCCAGATACAGTTAAATCTGTACCAACTGTAGAATTACCAGAAGTAGATACAGTTGTAAAAACACCAGTAGATGGGTTTGAATCACCCACCTTACCTTCTATATTTGCTTTTATTGTACCAACTGTTCCTGAAAATACGCTTGCATTATCTGTTGCATCTGGTATATATGTGAATTTTTGATCACTATCATCCATACCAAAAAATCCAACTTTTGCAATATCTGTTTTATAATTAAACTTAATACCTCTATCCAAATTATCATCTTGATTCGATTGACCAATTTCAAATACAGGGTCATTAATAGTAACCACAGTAGAATCTATTGTGGTCGTTGAACCATTTATTGTCAAATCACCTGTAACTGTTAAATTTTGGTTAATAGTTGCATTACCTGAAATATTAGTATTACCACCTATATTTACATTTTTCAGTACACCTAATCCTCCCGTAGTTGTTATTGCACCACTATTGGTTGAAGTAGATTCTGTATTAGATGAACCAGTAATATCACCAGTAAATGTTGCTCCTGATAAATTTGCTTTTAATGCCTCAGCAGTTTGGGCACGAGTAACTTCGGCAGTCAAATTACTGGATACATTATTAATTAATGTTGTATTTGCTGCTTCCGCTGTTTGAGCACGGGTAACTTCAGTAGTCACATCACTTGATACATTATTAATTAATGTTGTATTTGCGACTTCAGCAGCTTGTGCACGAGTAACTTCGGCAGCCAAATTACTGGATGCATCGATAATTAATGTTGTGTTTGCAACTTCAGCAGCTTGTGCACGAGTAACTTCGGCAGCCAAATTACTGGATACATTATTAATTAATGTTGTATTTGCTGATTCCGCGGTTTGGGCACGGGTAACTTCAGTAGTCAAATCACTTGATACATTATTAATTAATGTTGTATTTGCGACTTCAGCAGCTTGTGCACGAGTAACTTCGGCAGCCAAATTACTGGATGCATCGGTAATTAATGTTGTATTTGCTACTTCAGCAGCTTGTGCGCGAATAACTTCGGCAGCCAAATTACTTGATGTATCAGTTATTAGTGTTGTATTTGCTGCTTCCGCGGTTTGGGCACGAGTAACTTCGGCAGCCAAATTACTGGATGCATCGGTAATTAGTGTTGTATTTGCGACTTCAGCAATTTGTGCACGTGTCACTTCAGCAGCCAAATTACTGGATATATCACCAACGGATGCTGTACTTGATGCTTCAAGCGTAATAATTCGCGTATCTAATGTGCTACCTGGTTCAGCAGCAGTTGCGGTTGCGGCATTTCCACCAATATTTAAATTAGTAACAGGAGTTGTAGATATTACTGTAAATGGTGCAGTACCAGTTGTAACAGTTGAGTTAATAATAGTTGCACTTACATTTCCTCCAACATTTATATCTTGAGAAACATCTATACTGTTTGTTGTTGTAGCTCCAGTAACATCCAATGTACCACTAATATTTGTATTTCCAGCATTTACTATTCCTACTGTAGATACACCAGTTATATCTAATGTTCCAGTACCTGTGATATTAGTTGCTGTAATATCAGCAACTGTAGAACTACCAGATACTGTTAAATTGGTACCAACTGTAGATGAACCAGATGTAGATATATTTGTAAACGAACCAGAATCAGGATTTGTTTCACCAATTTTACCGTCTAATTTTCCTTCAAAATTTGCCTTTATTGTTCCAACATCTCCAGAAAACACACTACCTTCATCTACTGCATCTGGTATATATGTAAATTTATGGTCAGTATCGTCCATACCAAAGAATCCTGATTTTGCAACATCTGTTCTGTAATTGTATTTAATACCTCTATCTAAATTATCATCAGCAACTGATTGCCCAATTTCAAATACTGGGTCATTAATTGTAATAACAGTAGAATCTATTGTTGTTGTTGTTCCAGCAACCGAAAAATTACCCATAACTGTTAAATCCTGTCCAATATTTGTATTTCCAGCTATAACTATATCACCACCAATATTTACATTTTTTGCTACACCTAATCCACCGGCTGTTACAATTGAACCACTATCATTTCCAGTTGATTCAGTTGTTGATGTGTTTGCAACATCTCCAGTAAATGTAGCACCCGCCAAATTAGCCTTTAATGCTTCGGCATTTTGAGCACGTGTAATTTCTGCTGCTAAATTTGCAGATATATTACCAGTTGATGATGCACTTGACGATTCAAGTGAAGTAATTCTTGCGTCTAATCCACTTCCTACTTCAGCAGCAGAAGCAGTTGCTGCATTTCCTGCAATATTTAAATTGGTAACAGGGGTTGTAGATACTACAGTAAATGGTGCAGTACCTGTAGCAACAGTTGATTTAATAACACTTGCATTTACATTACCTGTAACTGTTGCATTTCCTCCTACACTTATATCTTGTGAAACACCTATACCACCAAGAGTTGTAATTGAACCAGTTAATGCATTAACAGAAGGTGTTGAATCAGTTACATTTATCTTATTCATTGTTGACACACCATTTACATTTAATTTACCATACATATGAGTATCTTGTGCAACACCTAATCCACCTGATGTAATAATAGAACCATTACCACTGTTTGTAGAATTAGTATTATTTGTAACATTTAAAATACCACTATTTACTATTCCAGTTGCATTTGTAGTTCCTTCAACATTTAAATTTCCACCAATATATGCACCTAATGCTACACCAAGACCACCAGCTGTTTTTAATGAACCAGTTGTTTTACTTGAACTTGCAGTATCATTTGTAATAGATGTCTGTCCACTTATTGTTGTTCCAGCTAATGTTGTGGCTCCAGTTACACCCATTGTTCCATTAACTATAGTATTTGCCGTGTTTGTTGTTCCAGATACATTCAAACTTCCACCAATAAATGCTGTTTCTTTTACACCCAAACCACCCATTGTATGTATAGAACCTGTTGTAGCACTGGTAGCATTTGTGGTTGAAGTAACATTAATATCTCCACTTGTTGTTACAGCAGCAACTGTAGACAACCCATTTACATTCATAGTTCCTCCAATATTTGCATTTTGGGCTACACCAATTCCACCAGCTGTATTAATTGACCCTGATGTTGCATTTAACGAATTAGTGGTGTTAGAAACAGATAAAATTCCACTTGAATTTAAATTAGACATATTGGTATTTCCATCAACAGTTAGTGATCCATTTATATTTGTATTACCACTAATATTTGCATTTTGACCAATTCCAATACCACCTGCAGTTACAATTGCACCAGTAGAACTATCACTTGATATTGTTGTACTTGATACATTTATACCGCTTGCATTTACTTGGTTCAATGATGATGTACCTGATACGGCTACATCACCGGTTGACGAAATATTACGTGCAGAAAAATCATTATTTGAATCTTTAGTAGCAATAAATTGGGCTATTCCACCAGCAAGGTTAGGTAATTTAACTTCAAACTTTGACAATTCGGTATTTACATGGATATATCCTGCTTCTGTATCAACACCTTGATTGAAATTAATACCAGCACCCATAAATGTACTTGCATTACCTCCGTTATTTAATGTAATAGCATTATCTGAAATATTCAAATTTGTGGTTTCTATTTGTGTGGTTGTTCCAGTAATATTTAAATTACCTAATATGTTTACATCATTCTGCATTGTTGCAACTCCTGTTACTGTTAATGATCCTCCCATAGTTGTTGCACCACTCATATTAGCTGTTGTCATAGTTGTATTACCTGTTACATCCATACTACCTTCTACATTTACATTGCTTTCCATAGTAGAATTTCCTTTTAAAAATGTTCGTTCATTTACACAAAGGTCATTTGCCACATTCATGTACCCATTAAGTGATAAATCTTCTGCAATTATCATTGAATAATCTGTTGTAGTGGTATTTATTACATATTCATTGTTAACAAGTTGAGCAGTAAGCTGACCATTTACAACTAAATCTTTTTCAATAAATACACTTTCATTAAATGATGCATCTTGTTTGACAAATAAATTTGTAGAAATATCAACAATGTCTGCATTTAAGGTTGTAATATTAGATGTGCCTGAATTTATTGTAGTAGCGTTAACAGTTGGTATTGTTAAACTACCGTCAACTACAACATTTTGGTCTACATGAACATTTCCATTTACGCTTAAATCAGTTACTATGTTCACATTTGTATTAAATGTAGCATCATTGTTCACTATTAAATTTTGACCAATAGTCATATTTTTTGTAATATCTGTATTTCCGGTTACATTCAATAATGGCCCAATATTAGCAATTGTTGCATTTAAAGTTGTTATATCGGCTGTTCCCATCGTGGATGTATCTGCATTTATTACTGTAGAATTAATATTTGGTACGGTTAAAACACCATTAATATTTACATCATTACCGACCGATATACTATCGTTTACACTTAAATCAAATATTTGTGATTTACCAACAATATCTAAACCATCTAAACCTATAATCCTATCTTTAAATTCCGCATTGTTAAGTACTGATAAATTACCATTAAGTGTAACTGAATTCATAAAATATGACCTTGACATCATAACTGCATCACCATCTACAAATAATCTCTTTTTCATTCTTGTATCTTTATTTACAAAAAGGCGGTTGGAGATTTGTCCATCGCCCATAATCTTTACTCTATCACCAACTGCTATTATATTGCCTTCTACCCTTGTATCACCAAATACATGTAAGTCATTATTCATTGACACATCTTCGGTAAAATTAAAGCCAACAATTCCATATGGCCCTTGCTCTCCTGTAAGTCCGGTTGCACCTTGTGGCCCAGTAGGTCCAGTTCTCCCGGTAGGTCCAGTAGGTCCAGTAGGTCCAGCGTTTTGAGACATTCACAAAGTGTATGTATATATTTATATATACACTTTTTATCACGTTATTCTACACATTAATTAAAATTATTAATTAATATATTAATTTAAGATGTTGGACTCTGGAAATTAAGTGCTTTCCAACTTTTATCACCATCCGGTAATTCAAACCACATATATAATATACTTTGGTATGCTGTTGCTGAACCTTCTATTCCATTAAATCCGTAAAAAAGTGAACCGGGTGTTCCCGCCACATAGCCAGGAAGGTCCACATCATTGGGGTCTGCATATTCCCACGTGTCGGGAACTGGAAGGACTGAATATTGAGGACCAACTGGACCAACTGGTCCTTCTGGACCAACTGGTCCTGTTGGACCGATTGGACCCGTTGGACCGGTTGGACCTGTTAATCCAGTGACACCAATTGGACCTTGAGGACCAGTTGCACCTGATGCACCTGTACCGGGAGGACCTTGTTCGCCTTGTGGACCTTGGGGACCGATCGGGCCGTCGGCACCATTAGTGCCGTTGGCACCGGGTGCACCGTCGTTACCGGGTGGACCTTGTGGACCTACTGGTCCTGCTGGACCACCCGATGGACCTATTGGACCAACTGGACCTATTGGACCAACTGGACCACCTGCTTCACCACCAGGACCTTGAATACCTTGAATACCTTGTATACCCTGTGGACCTGCGGGACCTTCATCGCCTTTTGGACCTGCGGGACCTTCATCGCCTTTTGGACCTACGGGACCTTCATCGCCTTTTGGACCTTCATCGCCTTTTGGACCTGCTGGACCAGTACCTCCTGGACCAATTGGACCTTCTGGACCTGCTGGACCTGCTTCACCCTGGGGACCTTCTGGACCTGCTGGACCAGTACCTCCGGGACCTGCTGGACCTTCTGGACCTGCTGGACCTTCTGGACCGGCTGGACCATCTGCTCCTGCTGGACCGGCTGGACCATCTGCTCCTGCTGGACCAGTTCCACCGATTGCACCATCTGCTCCGGCTGCACCGGCAACAGCAACAACTTGGGTTAATTGAGTTTCGCTGAGTGTTGTACCACCCAATTGAATGTTACCTCCAGATGCTACTGAAAAGGAACCTTCTACTGATAAATTTTTAATAGGTATTTTGGGCATAGTATTTATTTGTATATATATATAGTATGAATAAAAATAATATAGTTAACTTTTATATACATAACATTAATTAGGATTAAACCATATACTTTGTTCTAAATTAACATCAAATAAGTATATGTATATTTGATAAAGAATGTTTTTTAAATTAGTAAGAGGAACTTCTGGATTTCCATTAGGTTGAAAATTTAATACTTGGGTTATATCTACATCAAATAATGATACATATATAGTATTCGCGACTACATCAAACAAATAAACTTCTGAAAAAACATAATCCGTGTTTAATCTTATATCTATTTCAAATAAATAATACATTAAATTAATTACCATTTTATCAAAAAATATTAATTGTTCACGTGCAGGATTATAATCTGGTGTTAAATCTAAATTAATCTGAAATAAATATTTATATAGATAATCCATTCGTTGTTTTAATTTTGCTGTTTCTGGATCAAATAATATTAAATTTATATTGTATGTTACATTTTTGCTAAAATCACCTGTTATATTATCAATCTCACCAATTGATAAAAACCCGGTATCTGGGTCATAATCAATTACCACACCATTAAAATAGTTACTTTCTTCACCGTCTATACTACAACTAATTAATTGTTTTTTTGTAAATGGTAATCGTTTTTCTACTAAAAATCCTACAGTCGCGTTCTTTACAGGGACTACATATGATGGATTCAGTGTTTTGGTTATATATTTTTGGTTTGTAAATGCAGTATCAGGACAGTATATTAAATCGGCAGAAACAACACGACCGTCGTTTGAAACGCATCTGGTAGGTACATTACAATATCCTGCACTACTCAAAGTAACCTCTCCACCTGAACTACTATGACAATTTGGTATTGTATTACATGATAATTGCTGCATATTTCGGTATCTTCGTAATGTTGTATAATCACTCGCTGACATTTATTTTTATTATATGTATAATAAACCAGCCGAAAAAAAATACATATAATCTATTATTTAACGCGTTACATTATTTCTATTAAAAACAATATAATTATATCTGGAAATAGTAAGTAATGGAAAACTTAGATTTAGATATTAATAATTATAGTATCCAAGATTTGGAAAATTTCTTCAGCATGAAACGACGAACCAAATATACGGTTGCCGATATTGAACTAAAGGAATATGAAATTAGAGAACAACTTTTACAGAGTGGTCATATTAATAAACAATTTAAACGTGATTTAATAAACTTTCTTAATGCTGCCAAAAAAATATTAATTACTGAAAAATGCAAAGATGAACAACATAAACCTACGAGTATTCCCAGTAATTATCAGTTAGATTCGTTAAATGTTCCACGTTCTGATACTCAAGATATGTCGCGTGCACAAAATTTAATACAACGACCACCTACTGATTATATTTATACAAGTAATAGTGATTTCTTACCTGGACGAATAAATCCTATTAATACACGCGTTATCACTAAATGTGTTAATATTGATACACGCTTTCGTGATAGTATTAATACAACACAAAGTTCTGATTTTACAGTACAATTAACTACAAAATTTTCTAAGGTTGTTTCTATGGAATTGACTGCATTAGAACTACCATTAACATTTTATGGAATTTCTGCAAGCAATGGTAATAATTTTTTATATTTGAAAGTAGAATTTGGAGAAGATTCTCATTCTGAACAAGTATTCATTATACCTGATGGCAATTACAATCCTAATGATTTTATAGATAAAATTAACAATATATTATGCCCCATTGACGAACATGGAAAAATGCTATATCCAGAAGTTATTTTTTCATATATTCGGTTTTCTATTGACTTAACCAGTGATGGTTCTGGTAGTGGCAAGGTTACTATTGGACCAGTCGGTAGTCAAACCATGTCTATTAACAAAATTACATTAGATTTCACAAGAAATATTCATGGCAATACAGATACCGTTGAAATATCTAAAAGAATTGGGTGGAATTTGGGATTCTTAAAACCAAAATATGAAGGAGATTTCTTTTATGTTGCGGATTCTATTGTTGAACCTAAAAACAACCGATATGTTTATTTGTCTATTGATGATTTTAACAAGAATTCTAATAATCCGTTTATTAGTATTTTTAATCAATCCATATTAAACGATGACATTTTAGCACGTATTTCTATTAAAGGTTCTCACTTTAACATGCTACTTGATAACGAAATGTCTATTGTATCCGAACCACGTATCTATTTTGGACCGGTTGATATTCAACGATTACGTATTCGTTTATTTGATGAACATGGACGCATATTACAAATGAATAATACCAACTTTTCTTTTTGTTTAACCATTAAAACTATGTATGATATGTAATCAAAATATAATATTATATTAATATATAATATGCCATATAAAACACGTAAGGTTAGAAATAGAAATTGTTATCGTGTATATAATCCCAAAAATAAAAAAACATTTGCAAGATGCACAAGCAAAGCAAAAGCTACCAAACAAATGCGATTATTAAGAGCTATTCAAAATAGTAAGAAATTTCGCAATAATTATCGTGCAAGAACGGGTGGGAAAACTATGAAAAAAATAAGCAAATAAAAAACACCAATTAAGGTGATTTTTTTTTATTTTTTATTTTTATTTATGCATTGTATTCTAACCATGCATGAATCATATCCAAAAATGATGGGTCTTGAATATAAATTTGCACATGTTTGGGTTTATCATTTTCCCATAATCCTTCATATACAACACCGTTGTCGTATATCATTTGTCCTTTACCATCTCTCATATCGCCTTTCATTTGACCACGATAAATTTCACCCGTAGAATTATAAGTAATATAATTACATTTCGTTGTATGAAATGTAGCAAGTGCATTTATAGACTTTTCATTATGTTTTCCTCCAGCGGGAGGTAATCCCTGTTGACGACGAGAAATACGCTTAACTTTAACTGGCATTATTGATTTGTTTAACGTTAATTATAGATACTATTTTACATCAATTTTTTACATTTTTGATTTGTTTTTGAGAACATTATATTGCACGTTATGTTTACTCTAATTATGTACCCACATATAAAACTCATCTTCAACATTGTTCCGTTCTTCACACATAGTTCTTGATAAATGCCTGCATTTACAATTACATTTTTTTTCACGCGTATCTGTTTCTGCACATTGTTCCATAATACATCCTTCCATGAACATTTGTGTGGTTGGACGTTTTTTTTTATGACGGTTACAACAATTGCAGCGGGTAAACATATTCATATATTCTATTGATTCTTCAAATGTAATATGTTCAAACCATTCATAAATAGGTAGGCTATCTAAATAATTACAAACACTTTTGAAATATATTCCTTCTTTCAAAACCTTTATTTTGTCAACATGTTCTAAGCCACCCGTTTGTTCTAAAATAACCTTGGTTATATCCCGAGGTAACATTGGAAATAAATTTACGTTCATTATTATTGTATTATTAGTTGAATAATATACAACTTACATTTTGTCAATTTTACGCAAATTTCGCTCTTTTTGAGAACATACTATTACACGTTTATTATGTTCTCAAATTCCCTTGATTTTCAAGCCATTATGTAGAAAATTGCTAATAGCGTCCCAATTGAACATAATCTATCACATCAATACACCTTTTCAAATGCCAGCACTAAATAATAGTAATCGTAGCAATCTGCAAGAAGATGCTCTCAACCTACGGGAAATATATTTAAAGGCATCCTCTTGGATTAGAGATATGTCCGCACCACGTGCACCTGCTCGTCTACGACCGAATCATGGACCATATGCAGCTGCTGGAGGGGGGCCTTCCAAGTAATTTCACAACAATATAAACACGAATCATTCTTTTGTAATCTATAATTAAGTTTTTTATAACCTTTTTTAATTGATTTGGAGAACCTTGTACTATTACAACAAAAATATTGAAAATATACATCAATTTTGTATCATATTGAACAAACAATTGTATAATATTGTTCAGGTTCTCCAATCCTTAATAATAATACTACAATATTATTAAAAATAAATGCATGTAACTTAATTCTGGCGTGTATGTCAACCAAAAATAACAAAATAACTAATATATTAATACCATTTATAGTTTTTTTTGAAGGATTTGGAGAACCTTATATAAAGAATACAAAAAATTGATAAAAGTGTTATAAAAACGATATATAATTAAAGAAACATAATGTATTAATACCAGGTTCTCCAATTCGTTAAAAATGTTAAGTAAAGAACAACAAAATATTTTAGATGCATCTAAAACAGGAGATAATATTGTAGTGGATGCTGTTGCTGGAACGGGAAAAACGACTCTTATTTTAGAAATAGCAAAAGAGTCAGGTTCTCAAAAAATCCTGCAAATCACCTATAATAAATCCTTGAAATTTGAAGTTCGTGAAAAAACAAAGACCATGTCAATAGATAATCTTACAATACATACATATCATAGTTTAGCTGTATGTTATTATTCTTGCACTGCACATGTAGATAATGAAATTAAAAAAATTGTAATAAGTAATAAAGAACCTAACCGGAAAATTCCAACATTTGATATGATTGTTATTGATGAAGCACAAGATATGACCCTATTATACTACCAATTAATCATAAAATTTATAAAAGACATAGGTTCTCCAGTTCAACTGTTAATACTGGGGGATTATATGCAAGGATTATACGAGTTCAAGGGTTCGGATATTCGTTTTCTAACATTAGCTGAATTAATATGGAAAGAACATCCTTGTTTGAGAACCCAGCAGTTTCAAAAATGTACGATGAAAATGTCATACAGAATCACGAATCAAATGAGTAATTTTGTAAATAATGCCATGTTGGGAGAACAACGCATGGGTGCATGTAGAGATGATGCTCCTGTTCAATATATTCGCAATTCACGATTCAATATTGAACGCATTGTATGTGCCGAAATTAATAAATTATTCAGCCAAGGCGTAAAACCGAGTGATATCTTCATACTGGGACCATCAGTAAAAGGAGAACGTAGTAATATCCGTAAATTAGAGAACATGTTGGTTGAAAAAAACATTCCGTGTCATGTTCCTATGCTTGAAAACAGCGATATTGATCAACGAGTTATTGATGGTAAGATTGTGTTCTCCACTTTTCATTGTGTAAAGGGTAGACAACGTAAATATGTATTTGTTGTTGGATTTGATAACTCCTATTTTAAATATTATGCACGGAATTTACAACGTGATATTTGCCCAAATACATTGTATGTTGCATGTACAAGGGCATCAAACGGGTTATACGTTCTTGAAAGTGATACACGAAGAGAAGACCGTCCATTAGAATTTTTACAAATGAGCCATGTAGATATGAAATTAGTTGATTATGTGCATTTTAAAGGACAACAACAAACCTTATTTTTACAAACTCAAGAAACACCCACAAATCTACCAATCAAAATTACGCCTACTGAATTAATCAAATTCATACCAGAAGATACGAATCAACATATATGTTCTATTTTGGATCGTATTTTTGTGAAAGAACAAGATGTCATTGAGAACATTGAGATTCCTGGAATTATACAAACTAAAAATGGGTTTTATGAAGAAGTTAGTGACTTAAATGGTATTGCAATTCCTTGTATGTATTATGACCATTTGTTAAATGCATGGAGTGATGATTACTCATACAAAACAAAAGATAGCATATTATATGACATTATTGATATGAATGTAGAGAACCTGAATGAAAAGAAACAACAATTTCTATTAGAAATCATAGATAATCTACCTGAAACAATTGAATCTGTTAATGATTATCTATATATGGCAAACATTAACACTGCTATTCAAGAATCTTTATATTTTAAATTAAATCAAATTGACCGTGATGACTATAACTGGCTTACAGATGAAATTGTATCCGTATGTAAAGACCGATTACGACATACGGTTAGCCCTGATTGTCAAGATTCTCCTGCATTGATTGAAGAATATATTATCAATGCTTCTATGGAAGAACAACACAAACATATTGATAAATTTGTAGATAAAATTTTACCTGGAAAATTATTTCGGTTTAATGCACGTACCGATTTGGTTACAGATACTACTGTTTGGGAATTTAAATGTACGAGCGAACTTACACACGACCATATGTTACAATTGGCTATTTATGCTTGGATATGGAATATGAAATATATGGAAGATACCACAGACGATAATGAAAAAGAATTTCGTCTTTTTAACATAAAAACTGGTGAATTGTTACGAATGGAGGCAAGTATGGGGGATTTAAACAATATTATGTCATCCCTATTGCTTTCCCGATATACTGAACAAGTTGATCAAACCAATAATCAATTTGTCAAAACTTGTGTTGATTCTATTCAACGATTATATGATGATGTATAAAAATAATTATTTCTTATGTGATTTGGATTTACGAGATTTGCGAGATTTACGGGATTTACGGGATTTACGAGTTTTACGAGATTTGCGTCTCCCTCCAATCTTCATATCAGTTAACAAACTATCTAATTCACTCACATCAGTACTCGTCGCGGCGGTAGAGTGCATAACGGTTCTTGCCTCATTATATGTCAAAACTTTGGTTCCACTTGCACCAGTACCCTTCATAAATAATCCTTGGGACGGATATTTACTGGATTGGATCCAACCGTTGCTTATGAGATGATGTTTTTTATCGAGAGTTAATCCTGTAACTGATACTCTATACCAGTTTGGTTGGTCAATTGTATCCATTATTATATAATATCCATTTATTTTTTTAGGTTCTCTATTATTCTTAAATTTGTTCACTAAAAGAAAGAATTATTTCTTATGTGATTTGGATTTACGGGTTTTACGGGATTTCTTGGATTTGTTTTTCTTGGATTTACGGGCTTTCTTGGATTTACGGGATTTACGTTTACCACCTTTTTTCAATAATTCTTCTATTTGGTTGAGTTCTTCATCTGTTATTAATTTGCATTGTTTTAAAATGGTTTTATTATCTTCAGTAACTGTAATATCCGTTGTACCAGCTTCATCGCCAGATTCTCCTGCACCTATTAATCTTTCCAAAAGTTCAAAACTTTCTTCGGTTAATTCGTTACAACTTTGTAAATTATGTTCAAGTTCGGTAAAATCAGGTTCTGTTGAATCACTTAATATTGGTACACTTCTCCATACGGATAATGATTTAAGATCACGTAATTTACTAACAATACGATTGATAGGTATACCTATAATTTTATGATCTCTTTGTATCTTCATTATGCATGGACCACCAGTATTACCTTTTTTTTCTGGCAAACATTTCTTCTCGTCATATACAGTTTCTGTAAGAGTTGATTCGGCCATTTGTTATACAATATCCATACATTTTTGTTAGATTATAACGGTTAAAATGTAAAAAATTGATTAAAACTATAACATAATTAAAATAACAACACTAAACACAAGATTTTACGAACAATCATGCAAACACACCCTAAATTCACAGCAGGTTCTATTGCTCGTGCAAAATGGAGAAAGGAAATTACTCCAGAGGAAATGACGGTAACTGATTATTGTCAAGCTGCAGATGGTGCAGAATTTATAAAGATGGCTGATATTGTATTAGACGATAGTGAAACACGTCGTACAACGGTAAAAACTGTACCAGTAAATGAAGAATTATGGAAAGAAACCGCGGAACATATCTACATCATAGCCAGAAACAATGTTATTATGAAATTGGGTGGTACACGTACAGGAATGAAGGCACGTTGGGGGTCTTATTTGTGTGGACACTGCGTTGCAGAACGATTAAACAAAAATGGAGAACCTAATCCAGGTAAGATGTCAGTCACAAATGCTCATCTATATCATACCATTGAAACAGACCTACTGTTAGGAAATACATGGGAGTTTTATAGTTGGAAACTTCCACATACAACAGTTGAAGTCAATATTCTTGGAAAAATGACTACGGTTATTGCACAAACATACCATGCATATGAATCCAGATGCATTGAACTCTTTCGGTCTATAACTGGACATATCCCACAATTGTGTGATAATGCAGACCCCACATACAAAACCAAAAAAGATTAAAATAGAAAGAAAAACAAAGAATAATAAAAAATAGAATACATATTGTATTTTTTTTACAACTTAGATATTATAACATTTTTTTGTGTAATAAAATATTCCACCAAATCATCATTACGATAATCATCTATGTATTTAATTTCACAGATACCAGACGCGATTAGAAGTCGTGTGCAAATCAAACATGGATAATGTGTTATATATGCAGTTGCATTATTACATGAAACGCCACGTTTTGCACAGTCACATAATGCATTTTGCTCGGCATGTATTGTTGCCTGTTCATGGTCATCTCGTACAATACTTTTATGTGGACAACCTGGTAAAAAACCATTATAACCTTGACTAATAATTCGGTTATCTTTTACAATAAGACAACCAACTTTCAGTCGGTCACACGGCGACCGTTTTGATGTAACTTGTACAATTTCTTTAAAATATGTGTCCCAATCGGGGCGATTCTCCATACTATATTGTTATACATGTTAATATCTGTTTATATATATAATCAATATGTCAGTCTTATTTAACCAACTTATTTTATTTAGTGTCATGTTTATCATCGCAATTACATTAAATACAATGAATGTTATGGTATATTCTACAAACCATTTATATTTTTCATTACCGTTAGTATATTCATCTTTGTATATGGCATCAACCATGATATGGGGGCACCAACTTGTCCATTACTTACAAATGGGACATTTTAATTTGACCGTATTTTGGGCGGGTGTTGCATTGAGCCTATTACTGATATACATAATGCGTAAACAAATTGGAGTAAGTCCCGAGTCGTGGCTACGCCGAATGATACCACACCATTCTATGGCATTAACTACCACAACGAAACTGATACACCATAATAATTTGGCGAATGATTCACAATTATATCGGTTAGGTAAAGGAATTATATATGGACAAGAAAAAGAGATATTATTAATGGAGAGTCTGTTATAATATCTAAAAAATATAATAACATATATTTATTATGTTTTTTTAATGTTCATTGATGAACTTGATTTCTTCGTCAGTAATATTAAAATGTCTATAAATAGTGGTTTCATCGTAGGAATTAATCTGTGGAATCGGGAAACTCTGCAATATACGAATATTGTTGAAATTTCCCCATCTACACAAATTATTTATAAATACATACAACGGGTGTTCAAGAATCATTTTGATACGATTTGCGTCATCCAATCCCGAACACCGTATGAATACAATTGACTGTGTCATTCCACAATCATCTACAAATACTTTATATTTGTCAGTTGTAGTAATAAACACCTTGTAACCTTCTTGATATTTATGAGGTCTTGATGCATAACAGGTTTGTTTTGCTGTATGGATTAAACGGTGTTTGTAAATATCATCTTCCTCGTCGCGGATAATTTCGCGTTTTGTATATCGGTGTAAATCACTGCTCGTTTCTACTTTATATTTTTCCAACTCATCTGCATCCACTGTTTTTGATAATATATTGTAAACCTCATTTGTATACAACAATGGTATATATTTACGTTCAATGGATGGAATACTGCTTGTATATTCCACTTTTTTCCATATACCAGAAACAGTAATATTATCGGTTGCTGGTCGTTTTTGTATTAAGTACCAAGTAAAACTGGAACCAATCTTTTTAAAGTATTTCTTCGCTGTATGAATATCAAGACGAACAATTTGTAATTGTGTAAGAATCTTAATCAATTCATTACGGTCAGCATATGACATCCAATTATCTGGTGTAATAAACAACAAATATCCATTGGGTTTCAATAATTCCAACGACCTTTTAATAAAATCCTTGATTAGATTATGATTTTTTGATGCACGTTTACCATTTTCTAACAGCTTTGCATACGGCGGATTTGCAACAATCAAATCATATAAATTTTCATATTCTGTTTTTAGAAAATCATGTTCGGTTACCTGTAATTGATATTTATCTGCATTGAAAATACTACGAACATTATCTAATCTTTGTGTATTAATATCATTGAATTCCAATATATTTTCTAATATATCTTTAGAATTGTGATGTGTACTCAGTTTATCATATAAATGTACACCGAAATTTCCATTTCCACAACAAGGGTCCAATATTCTCAAGTCTTTTTTTTGCCAGAATTCATTAGGTATTGAATCAACTAACTCCTTTACACAATCCATTGGTGTTGGTTCATCATTAGAGGATACATATGTTGTTTTATCTACATTTAATACTGTATCATAATAATTTGTAATTTCTTCTAATGAAGAATTTGTAATCGTTATATCATTTGGTGTTATAGAATTCGTTTCATTAGTAGGTGTTAACGATGATACAATCCGTAATCGCGGGGATTTTCTACATTTTACATCTACATGTTGTGACATTATTATTAAGTATACTATATATATCTGCAGCGGTTTATATCAATTTTTCATTACAAACCTATACAACTATTAATATTATTTTGAATTATCCAAATAATTTATAAATGTATTCAATCGTATGGATTTGTATAATTTTGTAAAAAATTGATGTAAGTGGAAAGATAATTTCATTATTAACAATGAATTAATAATGAAGTTAAAACATGAATTATTTGCGGAGCGGGTATTGGCTGAACATAACCGATACTATTTTACAAGAAATACACAGATGGATATATCAATGGCATTAGAAAAAGCAAATAACTTACAAAAATTTTTAAACAATAAAATTAAAGAGGAAGCTGAACCAATTAACCAGTGTGCAATATGTTATGAGTCAATGGAAAATAAGAGCATAGTGAAAACATCTTGTAATCATACATTTTGCTTAGATTGTGTTATAAAAAACAGGAACAACAATAAAAACACTGGTCATTTATGCGGTATTTGTCGTAGCAATATTTATATATAAAAATTGATTACTTACTACTTTATTTTTTAATAGTAACGACCTCAACAATATATAATTAAAAGGTAAGAATGTCCCGAAATAAATTTCCGGACGACCCAGACAATCGTATTCAAAATTTGTATTATGATATAAATATTAATACAATTTTCAATAGAACGAAATTGCAAAATATTAAGAACAAATTTTGTAAATATCAGAATTATTTAAACAAAAAATATTTCAAACATATACAACCCCTATTGTTAGAATTTGGTTGTATGCGAGATTCTGTATTTTGTGAATGGCAACACGCAAAAAGAATATCACTCTTACATAATCCTATACATGTAAGTCATCAAAATGCAAAAGCATTATTTCAAGTATTTCGTAGAGCAGATGAAGAATATGAAGAAATGAAATATAAAGAACACTTTTATGATAAAGCTATTTGTGATATTCAGGTTAAAATATATGAAATAAAAAAACAACAACGCAGAACATGTAAGAAAAGCAGTGAAGAATAATACACTAACTCATTATGTATAGTTTTTTTATGACTCTTTACGTATAAACAACTCCTTTGCCATGGTTTTAATAATTTTGTTATCCATTTTTACCTGTGCCTCTTCCACATCACCCAATATCACTCGCATCATTTTATAACAGAAATTATAATCACGTGTATCCATTTCCTCGCACTTTGGATGTGCTGTTTTCCATTGAGGAACTGTTCTATAATTATTCATTGTAATACGACTTAATATCTTACGTAACTTTGATAACTCCTCTGTGTCTTTACTCCATTCATCTTGATCTTTTATATACATGGTTTCACGTTTGATATCAGTGCAATGTATTGGTCGCTTTGTGATATCCATATCTTTAAGACGGTCCATAATCATCTTTGTCATACCATTCACATATCCATTATGTCCTATATATTCAAGTTCATCTATATGTACGCCCAATTCTCCAATAAAATCAGTTATATTCATAGCATCTTTGCATGTATTATTCAAGAAAAAATTCAGGTTGAACTTGTTAGATGTGTTAGATATATTATTAATTGTTTTTCCTTCTTTAAATATTTCTACCATCTGGCTTTGTAATTCTGTATTATGTGCAACTGATTGTTGAAGTTGTGATTGAGTTTCCTGCATTTGTTTATTTTGTTCTATCATAAGTTGTTTGAATTCTTGATTTTCACGTAATAATTCCAAAACCATATTTGGTTGACTACTTAATTCAACTGGTGATGCAGTTGTTATTATGGGGTCGGTTGTTTCTTCATCTTGATTACTTATATCTTCAACATAATTACATTTTTGTTTATGGTTTGATAAGCCTTGCCGATATTTATATTGTTTACCACAATCACATATATATGCTAAGGGGATTTTTTTGTCATCATTTGTAACGATTTTATGTTTACGAGTCAATAAATGTTTATTATAATCTTTTTTACTGCTTGTAATATAGTTGCATTTTTGACATAAAAATTCTTTGGGATTTTTTGGGATTTTTTTGTCATCATTTGTAATCATTTCTCCTCTATATAATCGTTACAAAAAAATCCCTAAATCGTTTTTCGGAAAAGTATTATTTTTTTTTTTCAGTAACAAATTATTTATAGAATTTCCGTTTTCACTGCATTATGCTCTGAAGTGGAATTTTGTGTTTTTTCTGAAAAAAAAGTGGATGCACTTTTCCAAAAATGGACATTTTCAGAATGTCCATTTTCTGATATCTGAAACACTTTTTTATTTTGTGTTTTTTCTGACAAATATATAAATTGAAAGAATGACTTAAAGAAATTCATAGATTCTGTGAGATTTGTTTTATTATATAGTACTGCAATTGTTTGTTGAATTAATGTTTCTTAGTTCGTTTACATGATTTTTTATTACCGCCTTTTTCTGGTTTTTTCTTTACTGATTTTTTTGTAGATTTTATTGCTGTTTTTTTTTGTTTGCTACCTATTGACTGACGATGTTCAGCCTCAAAATCATATGCTAATTCGTTGTCCGTATTTACTGTTCCAATAGTTTCTCCTTGTGCATTTACTACTGGAAAATTTTGATCACGGTGTTTAGTAGTATACGGAACAAGGTCCCATGCATAGTATTCATCTACAGTATTTTTATCTTTAATTTGTAATACTGTACTGGGTGTGTCACCTGGTTTGGGTCTGTAATAATCTAATTCTTGTTTTAATATTCTAATCTCTCTTAGTAATTGTTCATTTATGGTTTCCAAGTTTTGACAATATTCATTTGTAGGACTTCCCTGAAAACTTTCAGTATCCGGTATAGTAGGAGCAGTACTATCGGGTGTACCTGGTGTTGATTTAATTTTAGGTGAATCAAATGAGGCCATAAAGTCTATAATATATAATAATAAACATATTTTATTATCGTATTAACGTCAAGCTAAATTTCCAAATGTATAAAATAAAAACATGAAGAATCATATTTTTATTCCAGCGCGGGATCGAACCGCGGATCTTCGGCGTGTAAAACCGATGCTCTAACCACTAAGCCACAAGAACATATAAGTATTAGAATAATTTAATATAGATTTGCACGAAGTGGGGTTCGAACCCACGCGTATTATACACCAGGTCTTAAGTCTGGCTCCTTAGACCACTCGGACATTCGTGCTTTTCCAGATTACCTGATTTGAACAGGCGACCTATCGTACTGTATAATAAAAACATTATAGATAGATTGCTCTTCCAACTGAGCTAAATCCAGAGATCAGTTTATATGACTTGTTCAGGTCAGTATTCCGGATTGCCTGATTCGAACAGGCGACCTATCGATACCTATAAATAAAAACCACTACAGTCAATTGCTCTACCAACTGAGCTAAACCCGGAGACCAGTTTATTGACTTGTTCAGGTCATTGTTCAGGCACGGGCTCGAACCGTGGACCTTCGGCTCATAAGACCGATGCTCTAACCAACTGAGCTACAAGAACAAAACAGTTTAAAAACGTGCTTAGGTTTATATTTAAAAATTTATAATAAGCCCCCACCTTCGCTTATTATTGTGGAATGCCATTTTAACTCAAAACTTGTCACATTGCTCAGCGGTTTATTTTGTTAAATAATCAGTAAATTCATTTTTTATTACATTCCTCCATTTCCTCTTATCGGGGGACTTTGGGAGGGCGTCCCCTTACTGCCCTTCACCCGATGAGGGGCTTGAACCCTCGACCACACGCTTAAAAGGCGTGCGCTCTACCGACTGAGCTAACCGGGTGGGTAAAGTTTTATTTACAGTTATTTACAATACTACACTACGTACACATACTATATACACAGTGTCTTTTTATATTGTTGTTGCAAATTATTTATATGTAAGTTATGCACTATCTGTTGTAACGATATTTATATGTTTATTCTCGTTTAGTTTCTGTAATAAATCTTGATTTTTAGACATTAGTTTTGTATCATCTACGTAATAATCCTCTTTTCTTAATTCATCTATATTTTGTTTTATTGTGTATTGATTGAAATTAGCAAAATCTATTTCACATATTTGATTTACTAATTCGAGTGTGGGTTCATCATAGTAATTTATATAATTTTCACGTTTCGGTTCGAGTTCGTTTACCTTATTATTTGTCACTAATTCTTCACCGTGAAGAATATCATTGACACCTAATTTTATTAATATATCACATAAGTCTTCATTTAAATTTTCAAATCTACCTATATAATCAATAATCATTTCGTTATTAATATCAAGTATATATTTATATTGTGGCATAAATGAATGTATATAACAAAGCCAGTCGTATTCATTTGTATATGATTCTTTTTGCTTATATCGTAGCAAAAATTCTTTCAAATTAAGGGATTCAGACATTTTATCATTAGTCCAATTACGATTTAGTTCTATCATCATTGCACAATGTCTACGGCTAGCAGTTACTTGTCGTGATGGTGGTGGTGATACTTTCATAATACAATCTGTGCAATAACGAAATGCAGCTACAATCCTATCATATGGGCAACGAATTATAGTAAATTTCTTATATGTTTTCCATTCTGTTTCATCCATATTATTTATAACATACATCTGTAAATAATTATTTGTTAATGAATCTTTTTTATACATTGGTGTATTATCTACGGAATGGTGAGGTCCTTCATTAGATAAAGGTTCTATTTCATATTTTTTGAAACCGTAATATTTTTTTAAAATATTGTTTATAAAAGATGTTCCTGTTTCTGGTATAGGTACATATATCGCTTTTAAATCATGATTTATATAAATCATATATAAATAATATATATTATAATATATTTTTTTTTTGTAATTTTTACGAGTATTAATAAGATAAATTTTAAAGCCAGAATATGTAGATAATTATATGGTACAAAATGAGATAATAAAAATACCGAAGATATAAAAATTTATATTATTTGTAGACAAATACAAATATGCAAATAATTATACAATAAATAAAATATTTAAATAATAAATTCATGTATTATAATAATGATAATTCATATAGACGGTCCATCAGGAGTTGGTAAAACAACACTCGGAAAAAAAATATCAAGCCAATTAAAAACCGATGTAATTGAAATAGATGATATTGTACACCATAATGTGAATAAATTAATATCAAAATTATATTTTGATATAAACCAAAAAATATTCATTGATAAATACCAAAGCTATACTGATTTTAAAGATGAATTATTATCAAATTTTGAAGATGAATTATTAAAATTAAATCAAGTAGACTTAGATAAAATACTCGAAAATTATAAAGATAAAAATCTACTACTTACAGGAGGTTTACATAATATGGTTATACATATAGATAAAGGATATCGTATAAAAATAGACGATGAAATATATTATAAACAGTATAATATTAGACTCCTTGAACGAATATATAAAAATTATGATGAAATTAAAGAAATATTAAATAGTGATATTTCATTATATTATAAACCCATATTGCTGGGACGAAAATATTTTGTGGTGCCTGGTTTTCTGCTTAATTATGATGATTGGGTAAACATTAATGAAAATATAATAAAAGAAAATCTATATAAATCATGGTATAAATATGCCACACAATATGAAATATTTAATGAAATAGAACAATTATTAAAAAAAAAATAATCAATATATAAATCTTAAAAAGTATAAAATGTAACTTCATATAATTATATAATGATAATTCATATACTGGGTACAACAGGTGTTGGAAAAACTGAATTAGGAAAAAAAATATCAACTCAATTTAATATAGATGTAATTGAAACAGATGATATTCACCATAGAAATGTATTAAAGATAGCATCAAAATATAAATTGGATATAAGCGAAATAGAAATAGAAATAGAAAAAGTACGTGAACATACCCTTGTAAATTTATGGCATTTCTGTCAAAAAAAATTATTTAAAGAATTTGATAGTGAATTATTAAATATAAATCAAGAAGAACTAAATAACAAACTTGTAAATTATAAAGATAAAAATTTAATAATTACAGGAGGTTTACATAATATGATTATAAATACAGATATACACTATTCTATAAAAATAGACAGGGAAACCCACTATAAACAATTTATGATTAGAACACTTAATGGAATATATGAAAATTATGAGGGAATTCTAGAAATATTAAATAGTGACATTTCATTGTATAAAAAACAATTCATTATAGCTATAACTTATAAGGTGCCGAGCGGCTTTATTTCTAATTATGATAAATGGAAACAATCGTTTGTAGATGATGAGAAACACGCAAACCGCAGCGGATATATATATGCTACCCCGATTGAAATAACTAATGATATTGCAGAATTATTAATAAAATAAATAATATATAAACTTTTATATTATATGTTATATAATGATAATTCATATAATCGGACCAGCGGGTAGTGAAAAAACTGAATTAGGAAAAAAAATATCAAGTGAATTGAATATCGATGTAATTGATTTTACTGATGATATTTATAATCCAAATCTATCAAAATTAATGTCAAAATATAACTATGAAACTGGTGAAATAGGATCAAAACAATATAATATTAAACCAAATCAAATAAATAAATTATTAAAAATTGAATTATTAAAACAAAATCAAGAATATTTAAATAAAAAAATAGAAAATTATAAAGATAAAAATTTAATAATTCTGGGTGATTTACATAAAATGAATATAAATATAAAACCCCCGAATACAGATGTAATAGATATAGATCAACTAAATATTGATAAGGGATATTATATAAAAACAGACAATGAAATCCATTATAAAGAAAATAATATTGAATTAATAACTCGTATACGAGATAATTATAAAAATATTAAAGAAATAATAAACAGTGATATTTCAGCATATGAAATAGGTAACCTTATATATATGAAATATAATATATCTGATTCTTTTTTAAGTCCATTTGAATATTGGAAAAAAGATATAGGATATATAGATAAAAAAGTAAAGGATTTGAACTATAAATATGCAACCGATATAGAAATATTTAATGATATAGAAAAAATATTAATATTTTAAGAAAAATATAGATATTATATCGTTAATCTAAATACTCACATTTAAAAGTAATTGACATTCGAATATCGTTAGAATTAACATAATGAGCTGGATAATGATAATAGTATCCAGGAAAAAATAAAACACGATTATGTTTAGTTTCAACTTCAATAAAGTATTTTTGGTCGGTTTTAAAAACAATAGAACTGGTTGATTCATTCGTGTCATTTATATTAATATATAGCATAATCGTAAATTCTAATGTATTTGGGTCTTGACCATTTTTATATTGAGTTAGACTATCAAACTGCGGATGGTCTACGTGAAATGAACCAGTCTGTCCATATGATTGGGACATAAAATTACAACGTAAGAAACGAAATTTTCTTTTACATATTTTATCACAAATTAATTGTTTACAATAATTAGTAAAAAATGAATTGTCCATGAGTGATGTTTGAAAATAAGAGCAAGCTCCAAAACGATTTTGGTAATCGCGTGTAATACAGGCACAATTTGACGAAATATTAGTAGTGCATTTAATTATATAATCAAGGTCATTTTTATCAAAAAAATTATCATATATTTTTATATTGTCCATAATTCAATTAAAGAATAGTGTTTAATATAGTTATGGAGAAAATAAAAAAAATAAATGTATTTGATTGTTTTTTAACTAATATTGAATATAAAACAATAACTGAAAAAGTGAGACATTTAAAATGGGATTACGGGCATAAATCATCATCAAAAATAGAAGACACAATACCATTTTGGAGTTCAAACTTAAATGATGATTCATATTTTTCAGAATATTTATTTAATATAATAAAAGAAACCGTAAAAGAACCATCATTAATATTAGAACGTGTATATTGCAATGGACACACATATGGACAAAATGGATCATATCATACAGATTCACTTAATCCAAACGGCCGAACATTTATATTATATGTGCATGAACTTCCAAAAGAAGATTATAATTTAGCTGATGGATATTTATATATGAAATTTCCAGAATTAGATTATAATATAGTATATGAACCAATACAAAACCGAGGTATATATTTTCCAGGAATGTATTTGCATAAAGCAAACGGGTTTTCAAGATTTATAAAAACAATGCGTATATCAGTAGTTTGGAAAATGCATATAAAAGAATGTAATTAATATATATAAAATGAGTATAAAACATCATAAAACAAAAGAATATAGTGTAAAGGAATATACCGGAAAGCATATTTATGTAATAGAAAATCTATTGAAAAAAGAAGACTGTGATGAAATTATAAATTTCATAACACAACTGCCAAAGCAGAATGAATATTTAAAAAATGGGTCAAACGTACAAGGATATAAAAATATATTACAAGACAATCTATTAATTGATGATTCAAAATATTATCAATTTGATATGGGTTTAAAAACTGTAGAGATAACAAATAATTTAAATGGTTTATCAAATTATGATATACGAAAAAAAATAGAAAAGATAAATAAAATATTTGAAAAATTATATAAAATAATATCAAAAATAAATGAAAGAATACGAGTTCAATATAATTCTAATTATATTATGCGTATAATAACAGATGCTACACGTCTTCATACGGACGGAGCAGAAGAATTTAAAATAAATACAAAGGATAAATCATATATATTAAATGAAAATCTTAAAATACTTGAAGATGACAAATTGAACATGAATACAACAGTTTATCGTGCACTTACTACAATAATTGGTTTAAATAGTGATTATGATGGTGGGGAATTGCAATTTCCTGAACAAGATGTATCAATAAAAATAAAAGAAGGTGAGATAGTTTGCTTTCCTCCGTATTGGACTCATCCTCACAAGACAACTGAATTATTAAACAATACAAAAAGATATACAATAACATGTTGGCACGGTTGAACCTATAATTTATATAATTTATATTGTTAATTATATAAACATATTTTTAGAATTAAATATATAAATGTCGTCGTATTATAAATACAAAGGTTTTTCAAAAATATATAATGAAATTGACCTAACAAATCTTGAGTTAAACCACGAATATAATTATAATTCGCTTATTGAACCTAATGACAAAATACAAAAATATTTAAAAGAGATTATGTTGTTTCATATAGGAAATAATGAAAAAAATGATAATAAAATAACATATTCAAGATTAAATTATGAAGAATTATTGGACATGACTATAAACAACACACAAGATACTAATTCAATAATTGTAAATTTAAGTAATCAACCATTAACAATAATTACAGTTGATATGGATGCAGACCAATATATGTTTAAAGAATGTTCATTAGAAACTAAAATAAATATAATTATATTAGAACCGAATTCGCATATTTTTTTTGATAATTTAACAGTATATGGTTTTATAAATTATGATTTTATAAAAAATGATTTCATAAATAGTGGATTAAATAATTCAAATATTTATTTAAAAATAGATATACCTAAGGAATTAGTGAAATTAAATAAAACCTCCCACGATGATACACCATGGTTAGAATATAACGAAAAATCTTATATAGAACAATATAATAATACACTGGAAATAATAGAAAACATAATATATGATACAAATAAAAGTAATATAATTTCAATAATAAATAGTAAAAATAATAATAATGCTTTAATAATTAATTTAAATTTCATTTTTGATATTGAAGTATCTAATAAAGAAAACTTATATAAATATGGAGAAATATACAATGAAATAATAAAATTAAAAAATGGTCAACAAAATAAATTTAACACAAATAAGTTAGTATTACATGCTTTACCATCATTAATATGTGATTGGATAGATTATGAATGTAAATATATAGATAATTGGATTGAATTAAAATATGATAATTTTGATAGAATATGTACAATTGAAAAAATACCAAATATATTACAATTTTGTTTATTTGCAACATTAACTCATATACAATATTTTAAACAACTATATAATATACCCGATAATTTGCCTATAAATATTATAGATATGTTTATATGTAAAAATAATCAATCTCAATCTAAACATACATCAAATACAGAACAAACATATATAGTATTAAATTATAAATTAACAACAGATAATGGTTATATAAAGTTTCTTGATACAAATGATGAAATAATGCAAAGTCAAGGAGACCTAATAATATACACATCAAAAAAAGAACAACATAAATATGAATCTAATGATACATGGTATTCATTGATAGTCTTATTAGATATAATAAATATTGATTCTAATAAGTAAGGAAATCAGTTGTTTAAATAAAAAGAACCCTGTAAAATATATTTATCATTACTAATAGGGATATTTTCTTTAAACTGGAAAAACCATTCTTTTGGAAAAAAAATAAGTTTTCCAGCTTCAGCCTTAATTGTTTTATCATTTAAAAAAAATATATCTCCTCCATTGTCTATATTATTAAGAAAAAACATATAACTCAAAGATGATCTTGTAGTTATATTTTTTTTGATAATTGGTTGTTCTTTTAATTGTTTTTCAATACAAATTTGTGATGTAACAAATTCATGTGGGTGAATATTATAAAATTGTGAAAGTTTGGAAAAATATATCTTAAATTGTGCATTAAATACATCTGTAATTTCATTTATAATTTCATACATATGCGGGTCATCTATTTGTGTATTGTTTATTTCAATACAATTTGTATTATTCTTATATAATTGTATATTGTCTTCAAAATATTGAATAAGGTATTTACATTTATTTTCATCTAACATATTAGATGCTTCATAAATAAAGTTTGAATAATCGTTCATTATATATTATTAACAACAAAAAACTTTAAAGTTGTTTTTTAAACTATATAAAATAATATTATTATTTCATATAATGTCCAAAATAAATATTTATAATAAAGTAGTGCCAACTATACTATGTAATGAAATAATAAAAATTTTTAATAATTATGATATAGAAAGTCAAAACATTCATAATATTCAAATGTATGAATATAAAATGCCTATGCAAGAACAACCATGGGAACGTATAGAAAAAAGTTTATTAAAAATATTATTAAATTGTTTATTAAAAACTTCAAATACAGAAAATTTAACACTTGATTCCTTTTATATTCAAAAATATGTAACTGATAATAAATTATTTATAGATAGTTATAATACAAAATTAAGCCGTTTTAATCAATTTACTTTTATTTTATATTTGTCAGAGTTTAAATCAGCAGAAGTAAAAATAAGTAAAGATAATAATATTGAAAATAAAGAAATTAATCAAGGTTCTCTTATAATAATACCAGAAGATATTAACTATATTTATCAACATGAATTACATAAAGGGAATAATTATATAATAACAGGTCAATTACGTTCTAATAATAATAATAATACCATAGGTATAATGGTACATAATGATTACTTTAATCCGTCATATTAATTATCTTTAAGAAAATATATAATGGCGAATCCAGGATTACCATCCTGTCCTGTGTTTGCGCCATCAGTTTTACTAATCGAATATGGATATGCGGAAGGATATCCACGACCACCTTTACCGTAGTTATTAGATGCATTATTTTTGGTTTGGTCACCCCCGTCACCTGATACAGTATCATCAGGTTCATCACCATGTTCACCATAATTACCAAAAGCCGAACTATTACTATTAATCCAGTAAGCACCAGCACGACCTAACCCTTTGGTGGTCGTAGAAGCCGCGCCTCCTCCGTAAGCAAGATATTGGTAAACACCGGATTTTACCCAGGTGTCCCCACCAGCAGCACCAACACTAACAACTAAGTTAGCACCCGGTGTAACTGGCATAGTTTCATATACAAATCCCCCTGCTCCGCCACCTGCTCCGGCTTTTGCATTGTCAGCCTGCTGATGGTGGAAACCGTGATAATTATAATATAATGGATAAACATATTTCCCATGCCATCCCTGATGATGGTACGGCGTTTGAGTGTGTTGGTTTGCTGTAGAATCCCCTCCTGCTCCGCCACCACCACATAATCCAAATCTAATCTTATTACACCAAGATGGAATAGCAGTAACATTATAACCACCAGTATATTTATCAAATCTAGCTATTGCATAATCAGAAATGTCTGTACCATTATATTTATAATTAATATCAAGTGGTAATTCACTGACACCAGTAAATGGTAATTCAGAAGCTACTATATTACTTGAATCTAAATTAAAATTATTTATAATACCAGTTTTAATAGTTGTAGATGTTGAACTATCGATTCCTTCTATTAGTTCAGATAGCGCTGTGTTCTTATATTTATAATTATCCAGTGCAGACATTAAATATATATATAATATAAAATATATTAAATATTTAAATACTATTTAATATAAATGAGTTTGAATACTTTTTTTTATATAAAAGAAAAATCGTTACCAATATCTTTGACAAATAAAATAATTGAAGTATATAATACATTATGTACTTCTACTAATATGAATGAATCTAACATATCGCAAATTATTGGTATATTATCACATACAAAAAACGAAAAAAAAATGAATGAACAATATACATTTTTATTAAAATTAAAACAAATATTAGAGAAAGAATTAAGAAACCATTTTTATAGTTATGTATTAGAAATATCGTCTCAAAATAATGTAGAATATCATAAAACAGATGAATTTAATATCAATTTTGAAAAAAATGATTATATTATTACAAATAGAAAACAAAATACAAAGGAAATAGAAATAGAAAAAACTATTTGCATTATAAATGAAGCGTACTATGCTCAGTTATGTAAATATATATGGTTTTTAACAGACTATAATGGAGAAATCCAAATTTGTAATATAAAATTAAGTCCGAAAAAAGGAACTCTTATAATATATCCATTATCATGGATATGTCCTGTAATAGAAATAATTAATAAAAGAACAGATATATATGTATTATATGGTTATATACAGACTAACATACAAAAATGAAAAAAAATTAGATGAATTAAAAAAAGAGGATTATATTGCATATATAGTTTTGATAAAAAAGATGGTTTTCCACCTTTTTTATGAGTTTGTTTTTTATACAACGAGTTTGTGTCTGCACATTGGGCAACATACATGCATGGTGAGTCCAACGAGCGTGTTATTAGATTCATTCAATGAATATTTGGAGTTCCTTTCTATATGAGAATTCCAACATGTTGTACAAAACCGATGTTTACACGCCGTTGTAACATATTTTCCCTTCCATGATGCAGTTTCGTAAGACCAAGCATATGATGAAACAACTGGATCCAAACAAATAGGACAGTCGTCGCCATCATCTCCTGGTGTTGGTGGATTTTTGTACAAATCGCGCACTGGTTGAAACCCGTTCCATCGTTGAACCAGAGCGTGAATCATCTGTTTTTTTGAAAGCGTCAACGGAATCGGTCGCAATCTAAATTTTTGGTTATAGTGTTGAGTTGTTTTTTGGTCTGAACAATGAACCGCGTTCTCATATTGCGCATAGTGATACGCAATATATCGCAACTCATTTGCGCGTAATATCTCAAACTTAGGACAATCAGGGTCCATCATACAGCACCACCCTTTGTCCAAGTCGGCTTTGTGTCCGTTCATGGTGCTATTACAATTGTGCATCGTATGAGATGCCGAGTTGCAAAACTCACACCTCTTTGCACCGCGTTTATTCATTGTATTGATAAAATGTTATCTTGGTAAAATGTTATTATCTGGTAGAGAAAAGAAAGTAATTCAATTTTTTACATTTTCCCCTATTTTTTCATACACTGGAGAACAAGTTGATTGTCCCCACAAAATCTACAAATAATGTTCTCCGGTGTATGGAAAAATAGGGGAAAATGTAAAAAATTGAGAATATATATTTGTCTAAACGAATGGGGAGCTTCTAACTTGGCTCACTGGTATTATTATTTGTAAAGTTAGACATAGATAGAGAAATGAACATCTATGTAATTGAAACTCAATATGACTCTGTTGTTGACTTGTTAAACGTATATGCCCTTAACCTGGATGTGCGGATAAACCCTATGTGGAACTGATCATTCCCTTTGCCTGGTTTGACAAGAAGATAGTCTCGACCACCTTATAATGTATGACCATAAGGTCAGTCACGACCACCTTATTATAAGGTCAGTACGCACCACCGTATGGTCATACATTATAAGTCGTCAGTGGATAGTATTGGTTGGATATGATGCACACGATTTGTTTGGATTGTACTACTCGTGATTAATTGGATAAGGCAATAATATCGGCGAAACGGTTGAGTTTTATCAAGTATGGTCTCATAGCTTGTCTATAGATTATGCGAAACTGTAACACAGAAACAATCTCAGGGGACGCCCTGTTTTTTTTGTTATGTACGTTGTTACGCGTTATCTCTTTCCATACACAGGGGGAACTTTTTTATTGTCCCCACAAAATCTACAAAAAATGTTCTCCAGTATATGAAAAAATAGGGTAAAATGTGAAAAATTGATAAAATAAATCCATCTAAACGAATAGGGAGCTTCTAACTTGGCTCACTGGTATTATTATTTGTAAAGTTAGACACAGATAATTTAATTGTATCTGTGTAATTGAACCTCCAATATGACTCTGTTATTTACATGTTAAAAGCTTATCCTCTTAACCGGGTGTAAGCCGATGAACACTCGTGGAACTGATCACTCCCGTTGGCCCAGTTCGACATGTAAATATCTTGACCAAGTTTTAACCTTATAAGAAGTTAAGGTTAATTCCTCGTCATTGGATAATATTGGGGTATTAAATGATGCACGCGATTTGTTTGGATTGTACTACTCGTGAAAAAAGGATAATATGACTCCGTTTTACCGGCAATATTCATCAAGTGGGGTCTCATAGCTTGTCTATAGATTGCGCGAAACTGTAACACAGAAACAATCCCAGGGGACGCCCTGTTTTTTTTGTTATGTACGTTGTTACACGTTATCTATTTCCATACACTGGAGAACAATTTGATTGTCCCCACAAAATCTACAAATAATGTTCTCCAGTGTATGCAAAAATAGGGTAAAATGTAAAAAATTGATAAAATAAATCCATCTAAACGAATAGGGAGCTTCTAACTTGGCTCACTGGTATTATTATTTGTAAAGTTAGACACAGATAATTTAATTGTATCTGTGTAATTGAAGTTTAGTATGACTCTGTTGTCGACTTGTTAAACGCATAAGCTCTTAACCGGGAATATGCGGATGAACCCTCTGTGGAACTGATCACGCCCTTTGCCAGGTTTGACAAGAAGATAGTCTCGACCAAGTTTTAACCTTATAAGAAGTTAAGGTTAATTCCTCGTCAGTGGATAGTATTAAATGTAGATAATGCAGGCGATTTGTTTGGATTGTACTACTCGTCAATAAAGGGTAAAACAATAATGCCGGAAAGGTTGAGTTTTATCAAGTGGGGTCTCATAGCTTGTCTATAGATTGCGCGAAACTGTAACACAGAAACAATCTCAGGGGACGCCCTGTTTTTTTTCGTTACGTACATGGTTACGCATATTATCTTTTTTGTAGAAAATTGATAACAAATTCATTATTATAGTCCTACATCAAAATAAGTTAAACCGCTATATAATGGACGACCTTACGACACTTACCTTTTACCGACTATGTTGGTCTTATGACATAGACGGATTAATGAATACGTTCGGGGATGTATTTGATAGTAGTAGTATAGATATGGATTACGCATATTTTATGGTATATACTCGTAAATATCGCGTCAAAAAACCCGATAATTGTGAACCCATTCTAACATGGTTACTTAATATAGAGCCAGATATCAACGTAGGTAGAATAGAGAATGATTACACTGCAGATGAACATATTCCAAACACTGCCTTACTATTGGCTTGTAACAATGGGCATATTGAAGTAATGAAATGGCTATTTACTGAAGAGCCGTATTTAGCTTCGTTCAAGAATAGATGTTATATATGCGATATATTTGAAATAAGTTGTTGTAATAGCAATTTAGATATTACAAAAATTATATTTGAGAAATTAGCAGACTATATTAGTGTAAGGATTCTTATTCTTAATAAAGCATACCGAAATGCGATACATCATCAAAATGCACAAACTGCAGAATGGTTATTACAAATAAATCCAACTATTAATATAGAAGTTGACGACCAGTCTTTCTCAATCTAAGTATATTGATAAAAATCATAAAAAACTCAGGGGACGCCCTGTTTTTTTGTTACATACGTTGTTACATGTGTTATTTTTTTTGTAGAAAATTGATAACAAATTCATTATTATATTATTACATAACTCATACTAACTTTATCAAAAAATGAACTCAATTTCGCCATATGATTTGGAAACCGGACATACATATTATATTGAAAGCTATAATCAAGGTGTTCGTACAAACAAATATCGTGGCGTTATTAATAACTTGAACGCCTGTACTTGGTATGAACATAATGTACTTGAAATTGGAAATATGATTGAATATGTAAACGGACAAGAAACCACATCGTCTGAACGGGATTCTCCAACCTTTCCCGGAAATATCTTTTATGTACATGTAGGTACTAACGCAACAGAACCCCAATATTGGTTATTTTATAAACCCGTTGCTGATTATTTAATGACTACACAAGTGCTTAGACAACGTACTCGCTTGGATAAAGTAAGTATTTGGGGGTTATATAAACAGCATTTGGGCAAAGTCCAGGTGGGGGATGCAACATCTGGTGGAACCCCACCGCTGCGACGCACGATGAGATTTGTACCGAATAAAAAGGGTGTGATGCAACTAAAGCATGTGTATTAGTGCATAATTTTTGAGTTTGATAAATACATATTCGGTACTTATCAAAAATATCTAATATGGACTAGCATTTTGCATCTCTAATTCAACAAGTTTATCATATGAGCTTTTTTCATTCGCGCGTTTTTTTCTAAGTGGTAAACCTCTTATAATTCTGTTTTCGCGTTCCTCTTCCTTTTTTGCTTGTTTCATCGCCATTGCGACAAGTCTATTATACTTTCTTTCTTCTCTTGCTTTTTCTAAAACCTTTTGTTTTTCTACTTTAGCTTTCTCTTTCGCTGCTTTTTCAGCTTCCTTCGCCGCTAATTTTGCTGCTTTTTCGACTTCCTTTGCTACTAATTTTGCTGCTTTTTCGGCTTCCTTTGCTGCTTTTTTTGCTGCTTTTTCGGCTTCCTTTGCCGCTTTTTTTGCTGCTGCAGCTTCCTTATTAATACGTTGTGTTTTGTTATGAGAGTTACCCCCTCTATGACAACGACGTGTATGGTGCATATCTATATACTTACTAAACATTTTATTGTGTTACATATTCATAATATTCACAAAAAAGTCAGTTGTTAAATGGGTATATTTTGTTTTTTCCATTTCTTTTTTGAATTATATTCTGTCTCATTTTAAATATGCAAGCAAAGGTGTAAAAAACGAAATAATTTATTAAAAAATTGATTTATAAATAAGCTAAAAATAATAATTATATTTTAAGATGAGTAACACTTATGATAGAGCAAGAGCTAAGTTTTTCCAAAGACAGATGTATTATGGAGCATATAATGATTTGAAAAATAAGTATGTAAGAGTACTTATTGAAAAGGAAATCATAGAATTGTTGAAAAATGAATACAGTAAAGATAATCCAAATGATGATGAAATAGAAATGAAAATGTTTAGTAAAATCTCTCAAATATGTGATAAAAAAGCTGAAGAGGAAAGAGAGAAAGAAAAAGAAAATGATACAGAAGAAGGTCAACCAATTTTGTGGACACCAGAACCATCCGGCGACTATTAATCATTATTATCAAAAAACAATGTTTGCCAAATATCACTTTCGTAATTTGATTGTTCTATTTTTATTGCGGTTTCAGGTAGTATATTTTGTAGCATTTGTATGTTTTCATTTGTTGTATTATATTTTTTTATAGTATAATTAAGTTCCTTAAAAACACTAAGAAGACATTTTAACATTGGCATACCCCCAGCTATAACAACTTTCACCAAGTTTGTTTTATTTTGCATTTCATTTTTTAATATTGTTTGTTCTATAAGTGCTTTACCTAATTTACGACCACGATATTTGTCATTGATGTAAACTGCAACTAATAGCAAATAATCAATATTATCTTCTTTTTCGTATGTCACCATTGTATTCCCAATTATTTCATCTTTATCTCGTAAAAAAATACCCCAATAATTATTTCTTTTTTTTATTACCTCATACGCGTGTAAAATATGTGGATTTATTATATTTGTTTTTACACCATTATCCAATGTTATGTTGCTTACATAATGCAATTCAATATCCATCATATAGTATATATATTACTATTTTTAAATTTTATTAGGATTATATTGCATTTCATTATTTACATTCGTGTTTCCATTGGTTAATGAGTTGGTTGCCCGTTCCGTTCTTTCTGTATCGCGTTGTTTTTTTTGTGCACAACCGCGATGATGAGCAGTTAAAGCACGTACATTTTTAGCAACATATCCACAGAAATCACAAATGTTCTCTTTAGAACCAGAAGATGCATATAATTTTGATAAATAATGGTCTAATGCAGGAATTTTAATGTCATCAACTTGAGCAATCAATTTTTGTTGAAAGTCTTTTATCGTTTTTATATGTATCAATTTATTATTGATAAAGTTTTGATATTCTTTATTAATTTCGTCAAGAGTTTCTTTATTAATGTTAATAAGTTCTCCATTACCTGTTTCAACATCTCCCAAAGCTTCTTTAAAATAATCAATAATACCAATAGCTGCTTTGATCTTATCTGCATCATACTCTACTTTATGTAAATATACAAGAATATTGTTGTTATGAATTTCTATTTCAAAGTTATTTTTATTTGCAATACCATAATGTTGTGCCAACATGATACCAGAGCAGTTTTGATATTCTATATCACGTAGAAATTTGCGGACTTCGTCTTGTACTACATTTTTATCGTAGTTTTTGTTCTCAAAAAGAATAACAGGTTTATCTCTACGTTTCATAATAATGTCGCCAGTTTCTTTTACATTGCCAACATTTTCTATTTGTGCAGTAGGAGCGATTGAATGAAGCACATTAAAGAGTATATTTTCTGATAATTTTCCCTTAGATGATGAGTTCTCCATTTTCTTTAATAAATCATTTACATTTGTACATAATGAGTCTTGTGTACTATTATTTGTTACAGAAATATCCTTCAATTCTGTTAATTTTCCATCTATACGATGTTCGGTTGATGTAATCATGGAATTAAACATACTTTGAGAGTTAATAATTGTATTAGAAAACTTTTCATCAAGAGATTGGGTGAAATCATTAAGAACATCTTTCGTTAATGTGGTTTTTAACAGCATATTTGTGTCTTTATTGATACTTTGTTGTAAATTATCAAACGTGTTCTCAATATTCTTATATAAAACGTCTTGATTCTTTGGAATTATCTCATTTATCATTATTTTTGTTTTATCTAACAGTGTTTCATTATATTGTTTGATTATTGGTGCAACCTTTTCACTTGCATTGCTTGATAAAATGAGTTTCATATCTTCCATATAGTCACGTTTAAAATCTACAAACTTAAGTGTAAACATGGTTCCAATATCTGTATGTGTTTTTTCAACGGAATCTTTTATGCCGTTCACCTGTGTTTGAAGTGATTTCATGGTATCTAAAATGCTTGCAGCAACGTTTGAATCAAGAGAAGGATTCGTATTTCGCAGAAGGTTCTCCAAAATATCAACAAAAAGAATATTCATGTTCTCAAAATTAAGATTCGTATGTTCATTATAGAAGTCTAATACTTTTTTATTGGTTATAGTAAGTGAGTTCTCCATATTATGTATTATTCTGGTTAAATCTTTATATTGATTCGCTTAATAGCTCTAAGGTTCTCTTTATTTGTAATAAAGTCTTTACAAATAAACATTATTATGCTGTTGCATTCTTATCCAGTCGTACAGTAGGACATAATTGTTTTGTTATTTTCTGTGTTATGGTATCTAATTCTTCAGGGTCGGTACAATCACAGAAGGTGTTTTCTTCGGCTTTACTTATCATAGAATATTCGGCAGTATCTGGTACCCCACTCTTAGGGTGAGATTGTTTATATGAGTTGATTGCATACCATGATTTCAAGCTGATTGTTTTCTTCATTGCCTTGGGAATAATTGGATCTTTTGTATTTGTTTTTTTCCATTTTGTTGTTTCTTTGATTTCCGCATCATTGCGTTCTTTATTTTGGTCGTTTTCCCAACCCTCGTCATGTTTGATATAGAGAGTTCCACGATGTTGGTCGGTGCAATGTAATGGTCGTTTGGTAACATCAAAGTTTTTGAGGGATTTCATAATAAGATTTGTGAAGTTATCCACAGGTTTCTTATATTTACTCATGGAAACGATATCTTGGTCGGTAACAACAATATCATTCATAAATTGCTCAATACTAATCGCATCTTTGCAATGGTCATTCAAATATAACATAACATTGAAGGTATTATTGTTGGTAGTGTTGTTGGTGATTGTGTTGTTATTTCCAATAAGAGGAACCATTTCTTTGACAGTTTGATGTAATTCATCATTTTTCTTCATTGTCTCCTTCATTGTCTCATCGTTTCTCTTCATCGCCTCTATAAACATAGCTTTAGTCTCCATGAACAATGCTTTATAATCTATATTAGATTCTTCTGGTGTAAGCACAATTGTATTTTTAGGTTCTTCTTCTGTGGTATATGTGCATTTTTTTCTATGTTTAAACAACGATGATGCATGTTTATATTCTTTCCCACAATCACATATATATACTTTTGCGTTTTTTCGCGTTTTTTCATTAGTATTTGTTAGTCTATAATGTTTTGCAGTCAATAAATGTTTATCATAGTCATATTTATTGCTCGTAATATAGTTACAGTTTATACATTCATATTTTTTTGCGATTTTTGCGATTTTATCTATTGCCATTTGTTAGTATAATATACTAACATAAAAATCGCCTAAATCCTTTTTCCAAAAAGTATAAAAAAAGTTCAGTAACAAATAAAATCATGAAAAAACGGGTTTCACAGCATTATGCTCTGAAGTGGTTTTTTGTGTTTTCTGAAAAAAAAGTAGTTGCACTTTTGAAAAATGGACATACTTTTCATTGTCCTATTTTTGAAAGTACGGATATATTTTTTTATTATAACATTGAGATTTAAGTTCTCCCTTTACTGTTTAATAAATCCTTTACCATTTTACGTAATTCCCTACTTTCGTGAAGTTCTTGTTTAAATTCGTGCATTGCTTGATCACTTTTGTGCATTGCTTGTTTAAATTGTTTAATCTCTTCGGCTGAGGGTGTACATTGTGTACATTTACATTTTTTACATTTTTGTCCACCATGGTTTGACTTTGACTGGTTGTTGGTTGTAATTACTTTATGTTTTGGTAGCGGCTCTATACTATTTAGTGTTGCATTATATTCTTCAAAATATTGTTGCTCTCTCTTACGGGCTTCATAATGGTTTTCACAATCATGAAATGCGATTATTTCCATCTTCCAATTATTCCAACCACCATTCTCGCGGATAATATTGTACAATTTACAATTATTATTATGATTGTTACATGACTGTTTATGAGAATATTTTCGCTTAACAAAATCAGTTGTATGACCTATATATTTGTCTGTTATTTCTTGATTCATACAATAAATTTTATAAAATATTGTATTAGAATAGTCAATGTTTACGTTTGGCATATAATATATGTTATAATAAATGTCTATAAATTATTTGCACACATATATATTTGGATATTATAATTTATATTCGCTATATTTTGC